GGTGTTCAGGATCGAGGCAGCCTTGACTTGCTTGGTGTAAGCCATCGCCCGAGCAAGCGCCTTGGTGTAGCGGCTGGACAGCGAGTCGTACAGGTTGTCTTCGATGGCCTCTTCGGTCAGCGAGAAACCCATGGCGATGGTTTCGTGGTTGTACCGCGCAGTCCACGCCTCTTGCGCATTGTCATACGCAATGGCCGAACCCTCGGTCTTGACCGGAGCCGCCGAGAAGCCCGACAGCTTGGTCTCTTCTTCAAAGGAGCGTTCCGAGCTTTCCTGCTCAAAAATCTCCTTGTGCTCCTCGCCGTACTTTTTGTACTCCAGACCGAACAGAGCGTTCAGTCCGGGGAGGAGTTCCTTCAGTAGTTGTGCACGGGAAATAGCCATGACTCAGACTCCTCAGGCGATGGCGGTGCCAGCGTAATACTGATGCTGACCAAAGTTGAGCTTGACCAGAATCTCCGGGTACTGCATGAACACCAGCGTGGAGCTAGCCGCAAACGCAGCCGCCGGAGCTTGGTTCAGCACGAACGAGGTAGCACCGGCAGAAGCGACGGTATCCACGAACGAACCCGAGGAGATGTACTGGCCGTTGGGGGCCACGGAACCGACATCGGTACCCACCGGCAGATCGAACGGCAGGGCCGAGCAAGTCACCGTAGCAGTAGCGATGCTGGTGTAAGTCGCGGTGCCGAGCGCCACAGCGGTGTCCGAGACCAGACCAAGAACACGGACCGGAAGCGCAGCGGTGGTAGCCGGGGTGTCGTTGGGGGCCAGAATCGCATTGGCAGAATTGCCGGTAGCGGTGTTGCCAGTGTTGTTGACCATCGCCAGATTCTGGCCGATCATCGCCCGGGCACCCGAGGCAACCACGGTGGTCGCGGAGCAGACCACAGCCTTGAACACGGTGTCGGGATCATCACAGACAATCGCCACAGCATCGCCGGCCAGAGTGCCACCGGGCCAGTACTGGGAGAAGAACTTCTGTTTGGTGTTCGGGTTGGTATACGAACAGCCGAGGAACACGCCAGAGACAGTACCAGCAGTGCCGGTAGTCACCGAGAGGCGCTGAACTTGTCCACGGGTCAGGCCGACGATATCGCCGTAAAAGATGTCCGTGGCGTAGCCATACGGGATCGGGTATTCACGGGTCGAGCCCGCAAACACCTGTCCACCGATCAGATTGATCGGCTTTAGCCCGTAAGGTGCAGAAACAACGGGGTAAGCCATGTTTGATACTCCTTGGGATTAGGAACCCTGCCCGAACACGACCTTGGATTTGCGCTCATTGAAGAGGGGCATCCGGGGGTCGTTCTCGCGCATGAGATTGTTGTCAACAGAGCGCATGTTCTGTTCCGCTTGGTTCAGGTAGTAGCCATTGCGGTCCTCGACTAGCTCAGTGGGGGCTTTGCAGAGCATGAGTCCGCCCATCATCACAGCGTCCTTGAACCGGGGGTCTTCGCTCCCGGAGATGAACACTTCAGGGTGGTCAGATGCTTTGACGGGTTCCCAACCCTCTCGCAGCTTCATGGAAACATTCGCCGGGTCCGATTCGCCGCGAGTACTAACCCGCACCCAACGAAAGTCGTAGCCCTGTTCCGGGTTCGGCGTCGGGAGCACCTCAGGGCGCACCCAAGCCTTGCGGCGGGTAGTCTTCTCGCGGGTATCAAGGTCACGGTTAAGTCGGTTCTCAGCCATTTTGTTTCCTCATATCGATAGCAACCTGTTTGGCGTATTCCTCAAGCGGCACCCCTAGTCTCTTGGCTAGGGCGACCTGCGTTTTCGTCAGCACGATCTTGTTGGGGGCAGTGCTTCGGGTGGCAGGGGCTACAACCGCCGGCTTACGCTTGGGTTCATCCCGCTCCGAGGATCGTTCCGCTGGAAACTTGTCCGGGAACACTTGGCGCATACGGGCGTTGATACGCTCGTAGTAGTTGTCAGTTTGGGGGTTGACGCCCTCTTTAACCAGCTTCTGGTGCAGCCCCAGTGCAAAGCTGGTCATCTCGTCGTCATCACCAAACCACTGATTGGCTTTTTGCCACTCGATGGCCCGAGGATCAACTTGAGGTTCCGGGGCGATTGGTTGTTGTTGTACAGGATTATTTTGTTCCTGTAAAGAGGGCAGCCTAATGTTTGCAACACGCTCGGCTTTGAGCTTAGCTGTAGTCAACGCCTCCTGAGCTTTAACCAACTCATCGGCGTTACCCGCCTCGTAGGCTTCCTTGAACGCTTGTTTGGCTTGTTCAAGCTCAATCCCACTGACCTTCTTGGCCTGCTCAAGCAGGGCTTCCTGACTTTTGCCAGTGGTGGCTTTCAGCCGCTTGTTCTCCTCCATGATCTGCTGGGCAACGCGCACTGCCTCATCGCGCTCCCGCGCAGCGGCCTCAGCCACCCGGCGCTGATCATGAAAGCCTTTGGAGAAATGCTGGATGCGCTTGCGCACCTTGTCCGAGTAATCCTTCAGTTCGTCCTCGGTGACCTCAGTCGGAGGATCAGACGGCTCGCGCCCCCGGTCTTTGGGCGGGGTGTCGTCAACGACTTCAATATCCAGCGAATCGTCTTTGGCCTCGACCTCCGGCTTGGTTTCTTCAGCGGGTTTTTCGACCTCTTGCCCGCGCCCTTCGATCACAATTTCCACAGAACCGTCGGCATCGGTATCAGGTTCGGGAAACTCAAACTCCACTTTTTGCATCGGCATGACTACTCCTCAAGCTCGCGTAACGCCACGCGGATCGGCAACGACTGCTTCGATGGAGTCGTCATTCATCAGCCGGTACTCAACCCCGCCTACCTTGAAGCGGGTGCCGGTATTGGCCCTAAACATCACAAAATCGCCCACCTTGCACCAAGGCCCGTGGGGGAATCGATCCGGGTCTGCGTAGGCTTGGTCCCCGATGTCGATGACGGCACCAACAATCGACAAAATCCGTTCTTCATGGACGGTCTTGTCCGCCTTCAGAATGCCGGAGTCAAACTTCTCTTCCACATGGGGCAGGGCCACCAGCAACCGATATCCAACAGGCTTGGGGAGTTGTTGCTCAAGCTCTTCGTCAGAGACGGCGTTCACAGCTTCAGTCATCAGAGTCTTCCGAAAGTTCACGCAAGAGGTCGTTGATTTCCCGCCGGGCGATGTTTAGACCTCGGATCACACCGCACGATTCCTTGTAAGCAGCGTAGTCCGCACAACCGCCAGCCACCATGGCCTCGGCCTGCATGGCCATCTGCTCGTCAATCTTCTCGTTCAGAACTTGGGCAACAGTCTTGGCCATTACTGACCCCCCGCGCTGGGTTTAGCCAGCGTCTTGAGCGCGTCCATGCGCAGCCGTTCTTTCTCAAGCTCGATATCCGCAGCGTCTTTCTGAGCCTTACGCTGTACTTCCTGAGCCTGAATCTGGAGTTTGCCCTTCTCAAGCTGGAACATGGGGTCCTCGGCTTGCTGCTGCGCCTGCTGCTGCGCTTGCTGCTGCATATGCTGCTGGGCAAGCTGCTTGCCCGCCTGCGCGACCAGTTGAGACAACGCCACCTCGATATCCTCAGGCAGCGGGGCGTCTGGGGCCGGCAGCGGGGCACCGAGCCGCTCTTCGATCTGTTTACGGTAGGCGTACCCAAGATGTTCTGCAATGTGCGCCTGCATGGACGAACCAATCTGCTGCGCCATGGGGTTTTGCCCGATAGTCTGCGCGATCATCGGGTCTTGGAGGAACGCAGTGTGCGTAGCGATGTGCGCTTCGTGGTCCTGATAGATAAACGCCTTGACAGGTTTGCCCACCAGCACCGACATATTCTCGCTGATCGGATCACGCGGTTTCTGGTCCTCGGAAGTGGGGACGATCTTCTCGGCATTCTTGACCCCCAACACCTCGATCATCTGCCGGTGCAGGTACGGGAGGTCATAAATCTGAGGCGCAGACTGCGATAGCTGAAACACCGCTTGGTACTGCACCACCCGCTGCGCCATGGTCGCGCTGTTAGGGTCGCTGACGGGGATCACATCCACCATGGCGTAGTCATCACGCCGCGCTCGCGCAAGCCCACTTTCCGGCTCGTACTCATAGTCAGCCGGCGCGTTCTCAGCCATCAGCGCCTTGAGCAGCTTGAACTCCTGCTTCATGGCGAAGTGAACCCGGCTCTGCACCGCAGCCATGGGCTTGAGAGTGCGCTCAAGGATAGCCAGCGTGGTCCCGACCGGGGCCTGCGCACTCATATCCGAGATGTTCATGTCGCTGATCGCACCCAGCCTGCGCCCCTCCTCGGTGATGCGCTGCAACAGAGCTAGCAGGGTCTGACTCGGCTCTTTGTAAGGCAGAGTCATGATGTTGTCTTTGATACCCCCCGAGGGCACATCGACATCACGGAACTCCCCCGGCGCTATCGGCGTGTCGTCACCCTTGACCCGCAGCCCCCGAGACTTCAGCCCCCCGGGCAGGTTACTGAGAGTGCCTGCGTCCACCAACTGACGAATCAGGCTGGTACCCGCTCGGGCGTACCCCCCGATAATGTGGATCAGCCCCAGCCCGTAGAACCCAAACCCGGGCACATACGGGTAGTGCACGAAGTGGTTGCGCTTGAGTTTGAGTGGGTCGTCCTCTACCCAGTTACGCCTGATGGACAACACCGTGGTGCTGCCCCGCTCGATGGTCACCACATAGGGCTTGGCGATCTGCGCATCATCTACGCCGTCTTCGGAGTCTTCGGAGTCTTCGGAGTCCCCGTCCACTCCCGGGATCACATAGTCAATATGCACCTCGTACACCGTGTACCGCTCATCGCTGGTCAGCGTGTACCCGCCTTCCTCGGCCTTTCGCTTTTCGATGTCAGAATGAAACGACATCGGCTCGCCCAAATCGTACTCACGGTAAAAGCCAATCGACTGGAGCTTGCGCATCTCGTTCTTGGTCTTGCGCATCACATGAGTCACCCGCTCTGCGGTCTCGATGTTGGACGCGCCGTAAGGCACGATCACATTCTCAGCGGACTCATAGATCGCAACCTGACGCCCCAGCGTGGGGTCTTCGTAGACCTTCTTGAACGCACTGCCAGCCAGCCCAAGGCTAAACAGCATGCGTTCGTGCTCCGAACGGTACTCCACCATCCGCTCGGTAAGCTGGTAGTTCATGTCCTCGCGGACGCGGTTGGCGGCTTCTTCTTTTTCCTTAGTGCTTTTACCAAGAATCTTGGTCTTGACCGGGCCTGCGGCGGGGAAAGTCTCACTCATGGTCTCGGCTTGGAAGCGGATTACCGCCTCACTAAGCACTGTGGAAAACACCCCACAGGCACCGTTCCATGGCTCCGTGCGCTCGTCGTACTTGAACCCAAGCACATCGAGCCCTTTGACAAAGGTGTCGGCCCAGTCCTTGCGTGACTGGATGTCCGCATCAATCAAATCAAGGATGTCGCCTGCAAGCGACTGGAGGGTCGCCTCATCCAGATCATCGACAAGATTCGCCCCAAAATCACCCTCGCCGCCCCCCATACTCTGGTCACCCCCCAGATCAACCTCCACCCCACCATCAGGCAGCATGGTGATAGCGGTGCTTGGGGCATCACCCTCAATCTCGATTTCGATGTCCGGTTGGGCGTCTAGGGGCAGCCCCTGCGGGGCCGAGT